AAAGAATAAACCTGAGCCACCGCTTGAAACTGTGCCTGCATATAATTTATTATAGCCTGTTTCTGCACTCGGGGCTGATGAGTTTTCAACTCTAATTGCTGTTCCATCAATTTGTAGTTCACCAGAACCGTTTGGTGCTACTACAATATTACCGTTACTTGCTGATATAATACTTTGACCGTTGACGTCTAAGTCTCCGCCTAGTTGTGGCGTTGTATCTTCAACAACGTTATACAAACCAACGTTACCTGATGCTGATGTAGCAATAGCAACTAAAGAACCTGATCCTGAATCAATTTTCCATCTATCATCTGATTCATCATACACTAATCTAGCATTAGTAGAGCTACCTCTGTCGATTTCAATACCTGCTGTTCCGCCTGTAACACCTGCACCTGTTTCGCCGTCGTTGAGTGTAATAACTCTATCTGTAATAGCAGTGTCTGTTGAAACAATTTCAGTTGATGTACCTGTAACTGTTAAGTTACCTGTGATAACAACGTCTGAAGTAATGCCTACATTACCACTTATTGTTTCAATGTTATAATCACCTGATATCTTTTTGTTTGTACTCATAGTTTTTCCTATTATAAACTATTTATCTCCGTTGTAAAGTTGTTGATATCTATATCAACAAAGTTTGTTCTTTCAAAGTCATAAGGTGTGCTTTCTGGTCCTACAACTCTATAAAATGTATTGTTACTCCATCTTTCACATACTTGTTGTAGTTGTTTGATCCAATTACCATAGTAAGTTGGTTTCATATCTGGAGTTTTGTAGTGTGCTGTACCTGCATAGATGTTATTAACATACTGATCTGGTGATCCTAGATCAAACCCAAGCAAATATATTCGTGTACAACCTCGCTCACAGAGTTGTGCAATACTAGCAGGTCCTGAAGAATAACCATATGTTGGTCTTTCTAGTTTTCTTGATCCTGTATCTGGCCTTGGACGTCTAGTCCAAAACTCATGTGTCATTCCGTAGCCAGTATCTTCTATTTCTTGTGCCATTTGCCTATCTGTAGCAACAAGTATATCTACAGCTTCTTCTTCGTATATTCTGTTACAGCCTGCAACAAGTCCGTACTTTCTTAATTTTTGTACGTTGATACCTTGTCTACTACGGCCGTTACCTAATGCAAATCCATAAGTCATAAAAAATCCCTTGTATCGTATTTAACACAAGGGATTTTGACCTTAATATAATTTAAAATTATGCTAAAGGTGTAAGTCTGATTAAAGACTCTGAAGAGTCGTCTGCAACAGCCCATGAATAAACAGTGCCATTGAATCCAACTGCTTTGTGTGCAGTAATTTTTTGAATAGTAACGTTATCGCCACCATCAACTTGACCAACGATAGACATTTCGCCGTCGTCGTGTCCTGTTACTTTATCTACAAGATAAGCAACGCCTGAAACTGTACCTGCGTCATTTGAAACTGTAAATTTGTTAGAACCTTTTTGGTTAACAATGTAACCTTCAAAGTCTGTACCGCCAATATCTGCACGAACTGGAATAGTTGCCGGAGCACCACCAGTTGCACCTAAAAAGTATTTGTCAATAGGTCTTCCCATTTTATATTTCTCCTTATAGAAGTCCGATGTGGGTTCTATCCACTACGCTGATATGGTTAAACAGCATAAACTAACTGCCCTATGCAATTAGCACTAGTATTTATCTTGATATGTCTGAAAAACTAGTTCAGCAAACTTTTTATGCCATTTATTTCCTGGGTGACTACCGTCTCTTGCTGATGTATCTGGATCTATACCAAAGTCTGTATAAGGTCCGGGTGCTTGTACTAATGGTATGTTTTTATTTTTACACAGTTGTGTTAAAAAAATAATATTTTTTTGTAGATTATGATATGCCCAATTTGGGTTCTCTAGTATTTTAGGATAGTCGTCTGTGTCTAATTGATATGTGGTTATTGAATGTTTGTTTTTAGGTAACTCAATTCTTGATTCTGCAGGCCAACATACTGCTATTAAGTCTGGTTTTAACACGTCTACAGTCTTGTATATTGAACGTACAACATAGTCTGGGCTCGTACTACTCTGTGCTAGGTTCCAAACTGTTGTAGGCTGGTTAATGTGCGTTTTAAGCTGTTGTGGCCAAGTGTTCTCATACTTAACGCCTACACCTACTGTTAGACTACATCCTGATACTAATATATTAAAATCACTTCGTTGTTTAAAACTGTCTGATCTAAATCCATGTTCGTTAAACGTATAGGTTATATCATCATGATTGATTGAATCTTCGGGTGTGTCTGTGTCTATCCATTCATAAGTTTTGTTAGGTGGATATTTGCCATAGAACAATTCTTGCTCCCAGGCAGACTCAAACGGATCTGAATATAATTTGAAATCTAATTGCGACATGCAATTACTTATTGTTTGAAAAATTATAGATAAAAAAAGAGGACTCCGAAAAGTCCTCTTTTAAGTTTCGTAGTGTAGTATCAACTACATCATTACATAATTTAAAATTATGAGAATGATAAGTTTGAAACTGCAATTTCGCCTACGTAGTCAGCCGCATTACCGAAAGATGATGCACTGTTTGTTAATTCTACGTAACCGTATCTTGTCATGAATGATACTACTGGTTCGAATGATGCTGGATCCAATACAACGCCTGATGACATTAATGGAATATATGGGCAGTAGAACGCCGCCGCATCAGCTTCTGATGAACCTTTATAACCAACTAAAACTGGAGTTGTGTCTGAAGCATATGAGTCAACATAAACTTTCATTGCTGAGTTTAATGTACCAACGAATTTAGTGTTTGTTGGTGCTTCAAATGTACCTTCAGTTGAACGTGCAAACGCTGAAGTAGTAGCTGATTGTAAAACTGTTAATGCCGCTGGTGAAACAACAGCCCAGTTACCAGCACCACGTCTTGTGCGTTGTGCAACCAAGTTAGCTGTTCTGTTGATTAGAACCGCTAAAGCCGCGTGTTCGTCACCAACGAATGTAGCTGTACCTGATACAGTTGCTTGGTTGTATGTAAACTCTGTAGCCGCTAATGAACGTAATGAAGCTAAAACTTCTTGGTCGATCTCAGCAGTAATTTCTTGTGCTAATGCCGCCATTACTTCTGCTTCTACGTCAATACCGTGTTGTGATTGAGCGTCTTGAGCCGCTTCAAATGTCCAACGTGCTTGTAATTTACGTGTTTTTGCTTCAACAGCTTGTTTAAGAATTTGTACTGAAATCTTACGACCGCCTGTACCTTCTTTACCTGCTGTAGAGTCAGCTTTACCAGCAGTTCCGTCACCAGCGTATGCTGTTGAGATTTGGAATGGTGATAATGCTTCGTCACCTGCTGTTGTATCATTTGCTGAACCTGTTGCATCTAATGTTTCAGCATAACGTACACGTAATGTATGAATTTGGCCTACTGGGCCTGTCATTGGTTGTACACCAACGATTTCGTTAGCAATAACTGTTGGCATAACTCGACGAATAACTGGAAGAATTACACGGTTTAGTGTTGCTACGTTACCTGCCGCTGATGCGCCTGATGTTGCCGCTTCAGCTAAGTAGTTTTTTGTGTTTTCTAAAATAACACCCATTGAGTTGCGTTTGTTGCCTTGTAGACCTTCTAATAAAGCGTCTTTAGTCTCACCCCAACGGCTTTCAAGTAGTTCTTGTGACATAATTATCTCCTAATGTCTTTAAATACCAGCAAGTTTGCGTAAGTCGATGATGTTGCCATCTTCGTCTTTTTTAACTTCTTCAACTTGCTTGTTTTTATCTCCAGTTACTTCCTTAACAGATTCTGTAAGTGTCGCTTTTTTAGACTTCACTACATTCTCGTTAAGCACCGCTGGAAGATATTTGTTAAAGGCCGCTTCTAATTTCTTAGTAGCAACACCCTCTAATAAATTAGTCATAACTTCTGCTTTCTCATCATTAAGATTAGAAAGTAGTTCATCTAATTTTGCTTCACGCTCATTAGACTCTTTGATCATGACAATCTCATTTTCTTTTGACTCAACCAACTTGGTAGTTTCGTTGAGCTTATCGGTTGCTTCTGCAATTTGTTGATCTTTTTCTGCGATAGCGTCAACTAGTTTACGAATTTCTGCGTTCTCATTTAAATGAGTTGCGCCAAATTCACTAGCAAATGCTTCAAAGATTTTTCTACCAAAGGTGTTCTCACGAGCAACTTTGATATCTTCTTGTAATTGCGAAAGTTCTGCTTTCAAATGCTTGGCAACTGCGTTAGTCATTTTCTCACTTGATTCTGTAACGAACTTAGTTTTAAGTTCTTCTAGTTTCGCACGAGCTTCTGCAACAAGTTTAACTTTAGTCTCAACAACGTCCTGTTTGTCTTGTGCAAATTCTTTAATTTCTTCTGCTAACGCTTTAACCACAAACTGTTCCAATTTTTCAACTGATTCAGCTTGTACCTTTCTGTCTGATCGAAGATCTTTGAGTTCTTCAGCTAATTTAGTAACCATAAAGTTATTAAATTTTTCTGCTGATTCTTTCATTTTGTTAACTTGGTTAACACGGTCTTCTGCTAATTTGGCTTTTTCTTCCTGCATTTCAGCCATTTCAGTTTTCAAACTTTCTGTTACCATGCGATCGATTGCTTCAACCATTGTTTGTTTATCGTGTTCATACTTCTGAGCGAACTCTTCACGTAATTCAGCACGAACAGACTCACGAGCTTCGTTTAACTTAGCGTCCCATGCTTCTGATATTTCAGCACGAGTTTCTTCGTTAACTAGATCGCTGTCTAATAATGGTTTTAGTACATCTAGCATGCCATTCTCCTATTAAGCCTTAAGATCTTTGATGAGTCTTAAAACTTCACTCTTCAAATATCGTTGTACTTTAGCATCACCACTAGCCTCTCTTGCCATCTCTAAAACATTATGACCATGTCTCATATTCATAAGACCTTCATAAATTGCTGTAGGGTAAGCATTCGGAGCACTTGGTTGCGATACGATGTCGACAGTGATAATTTCAAAATCACTGACTTGTCCTGAGTCCTCGTTAACGTTTCCGCTACCGCGACTCGAAACTCCTAACTTCACACCTGACTCTAACATAGTTTTAACTAGTTGACCCATCGGTGTAGGTAGAATCTTTAATTTACCACATCCATTTGGACCATCCATCCACATATTTTCAATCATATGTGATACACGGTCAAGGTTGATTTTTAAATCATCTGGGTGATCAACTTCGCCTAAAACGCTATATCCACCTGTAACTTGTTCGTTCAGTGTTTTAACTGCACTTTCAATTTCAGAAACTGGATATACACGTTCATTAGCGTTTTTTACACCACCCTGGATGCAGATACCTTTCATATATAAATCTTTACCATCGTTTGCTGACTCAACAATCATGTTGGCCATTGAATGGTTAAGATGTTCTTTTAAGTATATGTTTGACATATTGTAAGGTACCTATATAATAAAGTTTAAATTAAACTTTTTTAAGATCTGGCTCAGTAGTACCGCCTTGATCTTCTGCTTTAGGTGTTGCAGAACCTTTTTCTTCACCTTTTGATGCTTGTGGCTTAGCCTCTGCACCTTTAGCACCGGCATTAGCCGCTACTGGTGATTTAGTCTGGTCTGCACCTTCTTTTGTTTCTGGCTTAGTAGCTGGTTTAAGATCAGCACCTTCTTCAAGAGCTTCTTCTTCTTCTGCTACTTCTTCTTCAGCTTCAACAACTTCTTCAGTTGCTTCTTCAGATTCCATAGGTACTTCCATTTCTTCTGGTTCACCCATTTCTTCTTCTGCTTCTGGTTCGCCCATTTCTTCTTCAGCATCACCGTCAGCCATTAAGCCTTCGAACTCAGCCATTAATTCGTCTAATTTGTCTTCTAAGTCAACTACACGGTCTTCTAAGTCTTCATCTTCTTCAGACTCTTCTTCACCTTCGTCTTCTTCTTCTGTAACGCCTTCTTCGTCAGCTTCAATGTCAGCAATTAAATCGTCTGCTTCGTCGCCACCAACTTCTTCTTCTGTTTCGATTGATTCTTCAACTTCTTCTTCAGCTGATTCTTCAACTTGTTCGTCTTCAGATTCAACAACTTCTTCAGTTGCTTCTTCTTCTGCCATTAACTCTTCATAGATGTCACGTGATTTTTCAACCACTACATCATGGAAAAGCTCTTTAGCTTTGTCTTCTTCGTCGTTAATGATATACTCAATTAACTGTTCAAATTTATTTTCCATGTTTTTGTTCTCCATATATGGCTTTGTGAGTGTATTTACACGATTTTTCTTAATATTGGAGTTTTTTATGCGAAAAAGGCCCAAAAAGGCGCCTTTTTTAGGAATTTCTTATAATTGAGGTGCTTCTGCTGGTGTTCCGTACTGCTGTTGAACACGTTTTGCTTTTTGTGTTTGTTCGTATGATCGAACATCATTCATAATACGTAACTTGTTTAACTGCTTAAGAGTCAGTTTAGTTTTACGTAGATCACCAATACGAGCTTTGCTGTGATCCTGGTCAGCGTCTTGATAGCCTTCTGGTTGTTTGTCGTAGAGTTCGTTAAGTATCATGTTAGTATTTATACTTCTTCGCCACCTTCTTCAGTGCCTAGATCTACATCTGGTGCTTCTAGGTTTGCATCAATTTCTTCACCTGTAGTCAGGTCTGCATCAATATCGCCAGGGCTAATACCAACGGATCTTAGATCACTGCCTGATGCTCCTGGTGATTCCATGTTGTCTGACTCTTCTGACCATAGGTCTTCGTTCTGTCTTAGTTCTTCTTCGGACAAGCCTAAGAAACGTTGTAGAGCAAAACGCTTACTGATATATGGAACACCTTCTAGTGCTGTAAACACATTAACACGCTGAGCATCTAACTCTGCTTGTCTGTATGACGCAAAGTTTTGTGGTGGATTAAATTTTAAGTTAAACAGTGATGAGTCAATATTAAAGCCTCTAAAGCGTAGGAACATTTTAAATTCATCATCTAGTTTATTAATAATTTGATTCTGCAATCTCATGCAGTATTGATTAAATCTATATTCTTGAATAAGTGCTGTACCAACTCTACCATCACTCAATGCCTGTGCTGATTCATCTGGACCAGTAGGCAAGTATGAACTTGGTACTCTTAAGCCACGTGATAGTTTGTTGTTAAAGTATTTTAAGTCATCAATCTCACCAAGGTTTTGTCCACCTGGTAATGTGTCTACACTAGAACCTCTACCGTCTGCTGTTACTGGGAAGAAGTAATCTTCGTTAATTGATAACGGATTGTATGTAGCGTCTACTACACTTTGTCCACCGCCACTCTGTGTTGGAATACGGCGTTGATGAAT